AATGTTGTTGTGCCAAGGTCATTGCCATCACCATCTCTATCAGGTGATACATCAACCATTGCAGGGAATACAGTTTCTAATTCTTGTGCAACAACACCAAGTTGTTTTGTTGTTTCGCCAATCAAATTGTAGTTACGCACTTGCACTTGCATAAGGTCAGCAAGTTTTGGTGATGCGTCAACAATGTTTTCTTTTAGTTTTGAATCAGACAAAGAACCATAGCTATTGTTTGTATTGACAACATTACCATTGCCATAAATATAAAGTTTGTCTGACCCACCTGTTGCAACAAGTAAATGATACGAACTTGTGTTGTTGCAATTAGCACCTAATGTTCCAACTATATTAAAGTCACCAGATGTGTTATTTGTATTTGCACATACAAACTTTCCTGAACCAGATGTAGTCCCCACAAAAAGAGAACCGCCAGTAGTTATTCTGGCTCGTTCTGTGGGCAAAGTGCTAGTAGTCACATCACGGGTAGCAAAAACTAAAACACCATTTGTGCTTCCAGAAGCACTTGTTCCAACATAACCAATTGCCGCTGCTGCATTTACTGCATCGTAGCCAAAAGTAATTTGACAGTATTGATTGTTGTAGCCTGGATATCCAAGGTGAAGATGAGATTTTGAAACATCTCCAAGTGATGTTGCTGTGTCACTTGAATACGCTACAGCAATGTTCATCCTTGCCGTAGTACTTGTAGTGCCAACTGCAAGATTTCCTGCCGCTGTCAGAGTCATCGCCTGAGTAAAGGTGATAGCGTTCCCTGCTGTGCCTGATGCGGCTGTGTACCATAAGTGTGAACCATTAGATTGTTCATAATAACTTGCTGCACCAGTAGTAATGTAAGCTCTTTGAACTGATGAATTTATAAATTGATTAGCACCAATCTCTACAGTAGTAGCAGTACTTGCACGCCCTTGAACATAACCGCCACTTCCTAGTTGCATCACTTTAGCACCAGACCACCAAGCACTCGGAGTAACTCCCAAGCCTAGATTGCCTGATGAGTCTAGGCGCATCTTTTCTGAACTGGCAGTTCCAAAACCTAATGTGTTATCTGCGGGGCGATAAATAAATGCATCTGTTGATGCTGGTGCAGAAGTATTTGAGCGTAATTTGTAAATATTTACAGATGAGTTGCCTGATACTGACAGTTTTTCACTAGGCGATGCAGTACCAATACCAACATTCTGAGAAGCATCAACAGTTAAAGCAGTCGTGTTAGCAGTTTGCAGTTGCAATATGCCCGATGTGTCAGCAGTAGAAATTAACCCTGCGCTAGTGGATGCGTTAATCGTAACAGCCATGATTAAACTCCTTCTAACGCTGTAATGCGTTCTGTCAATGTTGTTATTAGGGCTTGTTGTTCTTGAATTGCTTTAAATGCAAGCGAAACCATATTGCCGTATGCCAAAGCGTCTGGGCTTCCATCTTCTGCATACTGAACAAACTCAGTTAACCCTGCTTCGTGTACTTCTTCAGCAATCAAGCCGCCAAATATTGTTTCACCATCATTATTACCTTTGTAAGTAACAGGGCGCAAAGCCATCACTTTAGCAAGACCATGCGTTGCGTCTTGAACATCAGTTTTGTACTTTAATGATGAAGTTGACCTGCGTAATTCGCCATTTGAACCAACCCAAAGATTTGCCGCTGATGCAGTTGTTAAATTGTATGGTGAGTTTGCACCCCCACCAGTTTGTGTATATCCATCGTTGCGTACATAAAACAAGACAGTATCAGCAGAATCATGCAACCTTAAAGCAAACTCGGATGAAGCTGTATTTGCACCTTTTACTAACAATCTTGAACTTGTTGATGATGTTGCGCCAACACACAAGTCGCCACCTGACGTTATTCTGGCTCGTTCTGCGCTGTTGGCAACAAACTGAATGGGCGAACTTGCGCCAATTGCTTCCAAACCAACAACTGTGGATGCCCCATACAAAGCACCTACACGAGTTCCACCCGCAGATAAAGAAAGATAACCACCAGTTGTGTGGTTTAAATCTAAAACACGATAAGCACCAACGGCACTTGCAGTACCTCCCACACCCAAATTCCCACTTGCATCCAGAGTCATCGCCTCAGTAAAAGTTATAGTGTTTCCTGCTGTGCCTGATGCGGCTGTTGACCAAACGTGTTTACCAGTTCCACCGCTACTACTTTGCTGATACAAAGTTGCAAAGTTTGATGTTATGTATTTCCAAACACTACCATCAAAATAAGCATTGGCGGTAGCGTAACTGCCACCATTGACTCCCGCAAACATTGCATTGCCTGCTTGCAAGCCTTTAATTGTTACTGAAGCGGCAGGAGTAACTCCCAAGCCTAGATTGCCTGAGTAATCAAGCGTCATGTTTGTCGTACCCGCGTTATTGCTGAACAACAAATTAGGACTGCTTGTGGAATGAACACCTAAATAATAAGCGTTTGTGCTTGCCTCTCTACCAACCCCAAGAGAGTAATTTTCATTTCCCGTAATTGCTAAAGTTCTGCCACCATTAACATGAAGTTTTGCACTAGGCGAACTTGTACCAATACCCAACCCTGTTGAGTTGAGGCGCATTTGTTCTGTGCCTGCCGCAGTCCAAATAAAACTTCGTGCAGTTGCCCCTGCGCTATCTGAGGAGTCAAATGTAACGCCTGTGTTTTCTGTAATGGTTGTGCTGAACTCAGTTCCTGCGCCTACTGTGGTTTGCCGAATACGCATAGCCACAGCCGCATTAGTGCCATCAATGTCAAGCAAGCCACCAGAAGCCAATAAAAAGTTTGTCCCATCAAAAGTAAGCGCAGAACCAGTAACCAATCCCGTAGCACTTGTTGCATAAGCCACACCATTGGTTGTGTAACCCGCACCTGATGCTTGGATTGTTCCGCTTGTAGCGGGTAGGTTTAAAACAGTAGAACCCGATACCGCAGGGGCTTGTAGTGTGACTGAACCGCTGGTATCGCCAGCAATGACAATTGAACTCATAGGACTACCCACCTTGATCCTGAACTTACAGTTACCGATTGTCCTGATGCCACAGTGATTGGCCCTGATGACATACCCGAAGTACCGGCGGCAATTGTGTAACTCACAGCAACAGTTTGACTGTTAACCACAATACCATTTGATGCGTTGACTACAGAAGATGCCAACTCACCTGTTGAAGGTTTGTACAGTAGCTTTGCATCACCCGTGTAGATCGTGCTTGCCGTTCCACTTGTAGCCGCAGCAAACAAAGGGTACAGATTAGTCGCAGTAGACGTGTCATTAGACAGTGTTACTGCTGTTGCAGTTGTCGCCCAAGATGTATTGGTTCCATCTGTTGTCAGGAACTTACCGGAATTTGTAGCCTGATTTGGAATCAAGGCATTGAGGGCTGTATTAGCCGTAGTCTGACCTGTACCGCCATTTGCTATGGGGAGTGTTCCATTGACACCCGCAGTTAAAGATACTGTGTTCTTTTCCCACAAGCTGGTGGAGCCGTTCCAAACAATTGTCTGACCCGTTGTTGGTGATTGGGCTGAAACATTGTGCAACTCATCTAACTCGTAGCCGTTTTGGATACGTACATAAATCTGGCCGTTGCCTGCGTTGGCTTTCTCAACCGTGCCGATATACACCAGATGGTTTGGTGCGTAAGGCTTAGTCGTTGTCAAAGAACCTGCGGTTGCACCGAGGTACAAAGAATCCCCAGAGGTATAAGCGGACGTATTCATCTTGTACGCCACGCCTTGGCACATGATAAAGCCAGTTTGCCCCGCAGCAATGTCTTCGGCAACGATACCCAAAGTCTTAGCGGATGTTGCGTCGCCTGTGTTGTACGCCAACTTTACCGAAGCACGGTCGCCGACCGCCGAAAACAGATAAACTGCCTGCCCCTTGGTAATTGTGACCGCTTCGGCATTAGTGACATAAGCAGCTAAAGACTGCCCGTCTCGGCTAACTACATTCCCGCCTAGTAAGCCTAAAGCCGTTGTACCTTGATCGGCATCCCAAGCGCGCTGACCCACTGCGGGCGTAACACCCGCACCTGTATTCCAAGCGTAGTAATCAGCCGTAGCATTAGCCGTAGCCAGTGCGCCGGTATCAGACAACGTAGCTGTTGAGTTCTGAATTAGCTTACCGGTTGTGCCGTCAAATCTTGCAAGGGCATTGTCCGTCGAAGACGCGGGCCCGCTAACATCGCCTGACCCTGAAACACCGGGGACCCACGTAGACGTTGACGAATTCCACAGAATTGTGTAGCCGTTAACCGGCGTACCCGTAACCTGAATCTTGTCGGTATTCAGATTAACGAAGTTGGCATCAACCTCATTGTTGGTAAGAGGGGAGCCCTTACCTGCACGGGTAACAATCGTACTCATATTCCAAACTCCTAACGCTCAGCACGTCATGTAAATTTATCCGACTGTGACTGTCCAAGTAATGGCCATTGTATCGTTTGCGCCTTTATTGACAACGGCAAATACAACTCGGCAGAGCATTGTTCCGCCTGATGAAGCGTTAAAAATACCGGCTTCTTGAATGCCGCCCGTGCCGACGCCCGCGCCGAAGGTTGCTGTGTAAGTTACAACGTTTCCTGAAGCAGTTCCAGCAGTCAAAGACACGCGGCCAAGTTCAGCGCCCAAAGCAGTGTTACCTACTGCAGCCGCAGTGTTATCCGAACCCACGGCCATGTGACTCATGATGTCTGAAGCTGTGCCGACCATACGAGAAGCCGTAAAGTTTTTACCGGTCGTGACAACCAGATTGGTAGCACGTTGCTCAATGACTTCGCCGTGTTCGTTTGTCAAAGTGACGTGAACCTTGCCGGTCAGTTTGAAAAGTTCATTTAAGTTCATGGTTTTTCCTCAAAATGTGCGGGCTTCACCCACGTAGTCTTCTAAAAAGTAAGTGATATCACAGTAATCCTGCATTATCAACAAGCCGGCGTCAGTTGTCGAGGCTGTGTCAGATAAATTTTTACCCAAATTCCACTCGGGATCATCGTCAATTCCGAGGTCGTCAATGGCCAGCGCGTCGTCTTCTGTGTCAGTAAAGTTAATCCCGACAACTGAATCGGCAAGGGCAATCGTGTCTTCTAGCAGTTTTGTAACCGCCAGCGTAGCTGCGTCAGCTGCTGCCAAACTGTCTTCTAGTAGTTTACCAACGTCACGGGTGGCAGCATCGTCAACGCTGGTCGTATCCTCAAATGATCGATTAAACGTCGTCGCAATGAAAATAACTTCACTAAGCGTCTGCGTATCAGCAAATGATTTACTAGTGCTAAGACTAATCTGTTCGGCCAAATCAACAACATCGGTCAGCTGCTTGGTAAACGCAAGCGTTGCCGCGTCAACTTCAGTAACCGAATCAGCAAACTCTAGGAAGTCAATGAACTTACCGGTTATGGCCGTTGCCTGTAGAAGAACGTACTGAACCTCTACGGACAGATGCTGGTAAGTTGCCAGCGCTTGTAGTTTTACATACGCAGACTCAGCGTGCAGCTTGATGTAGCTGGCAACGGCCTTCATTAGAAGTCCTCACGCATCCTGAATTTTAGCGGGTCGTAGACAGTCTGCACGCCAGCGCCGGCAGCAAACGTTACTTGAATTTCGCCTTCGTAGTTACCGGGGTCGCCCGATAGAGACAGTGCAGTCATTGGGAAAACGCATACCCCGCCAGCTCCGTTTGTGACCGTGCCCGCAATTGTGTCTTGCAGCGTAGTAGCACCGACCATGCGGAACTTCATAACTACAGTGGCTCCCGTGATATCGACCACAGCGCCTGTATTTTCATCGGTAATCGTCGCTTGAACCTGCGGGCGGTTTACGTCACCTTGAACAAGATAGATCAGATCGCAGCTCATTACCAAATCCTACTGTAACGTATGCGCATAGGCGCATGGTTCATACCGCCGGTCACATAGGCCCGGGCCGTTTGTTTAGCAATTCGAAACTTTAATGTATATGCTTTAGCGCCTGCAGCGTCGGTATACGGTTGATTAGGCGTTTCTAGTAAGCTAGCAAGCGCTCCGCTCGAAATTTCTTCTAAGTAGCGCTCATACAGCTGCGAATCGACAACTGTAGAGTCGCGTAGCGGCATGTACGAAAAACGGCCTGTAATCGCGTTCTGGACGGTCTCTGCGGGGCATAACGCCAACGTAATGTCGTTAGGGTTGAACTGCGTGTACGCCTGTGGAGTTCCCAGCATAGATTGCCAGTTCATAGAGAACATCTTCTCTAGCTCATACTGGCTCTTGCGCTCGAGTCTACGGCTCTCGTAGTAGATACCCATCAGCTGGCCAAGAATGTTGTATCTAGGCACGTCGATGCAATACGTGTTTGCACCGGCCATCACAGTAATCGGCGTTAAGTCACACTGCAGGAATAACGTCTCTCGGCAGAAGTCGATGCAGGCGTTGCGCACAGCCTCAATTGCTTGGTCGTCCAATACGTTTGGGGCGTACGGAACAATGTTCGGCAAGAAGACTTCGTATGAAACGTTGCTCACTTCATTGATCCCGGTAAGTTAGGGTTAAATGGGGCCAGTGCTTGATTCGGATTAGATGCAGCTTCAGCCGTAGCTTTACCCTGCACCAAACCTTGGAACTGCTGGTAATACGTTGCAGCCAGCGTAGCATTATTGGCGTATTCTGCGTCTTTGCTATAGGCTCTGAACAGAATGTAACTGATAATTGGCGTGACGTAAATATCATCTAGTGTAATCACGCCGCCGGAAACTGCGTCAGTAGGCAGAGCCACGTAGACCAGCTCCAAGTAACCTTGACTTGAGGACGGCTGGGGTGGGTAAACGTAATACGTTCTTGGGCTCAGTACGCTATAAACAAAATGCTTTGTTGTTGCACTGGCCGTAGCAGTGTGCCAGTTGGGCACTTGCGCATCCAAAATCTCTCGAGAAACAGTGCGAACAGCAGTTCCCGGCGTAGTTCCGGCAGTGCCCATATTACGCACGATATCAATCAAAGACACTGCAGCAGCCGGCAGGGATTGTTTTGTACCGGTAACGCACTGCACAGCTGCAGTGGTCACGTAAGCATTTGGTTTATACAGCACTAATTCGCGCTGCGCGTCATTAAGCCACAGGATCAACTCATCCGCAGTCCAACGAATGTTAGACGGGTCTTGGAGAATTGTTGAAACCTTTGTCAGGATCGACGCAACTGTGATGGTTGCCATTGGCTAACCTCGTAGAGCTGAAGTTATAAGAATACTAACACAAGAAGGGGCCCCGTGGGGCCCCTCTTGCTGCGCTGATTAGGCGCTGAGGACCGCAGCCCAGTTTTCGCTGCCCAAGCTGATGTAGCAGCCGGACATGTTAGCAACCAAAGCCTTAGCAGCGTTGGCAGAGCCGTTGTTAATCTTACCGCCAGTATTGGGGTAGACGTTCAACGAATTCGCTGAACTGTTAACAACGTAAACAATATCGCCAGCAGTGCGATCGGCAGGCAATTTAACGCCATCAGCAGCAGTGCCAGTGGTAACGTAGTTGATAAAGCCTGTCAGTGCTGTAGCACCGGCTTGGGTTTGTGTAGTACCTGCAGTAGCGGTCTCGTAACCACCAACTTCGGTTGCAAAGCTCATTGAATTAGCCATTTTGAATCTCCAAAAATAAAATATAAACGGGAAAAAGCCCCGAAGGGCTTTTTGCTTAGCCCTTGACCACAGCGTAGGTCAAAGCTTCTGGCTTAACTGTCTTGCGACCGTAGATCATCAAACCGCGGACCAAAGTACCGAAGTCGTTGGGGTTGGGAATAGACTCAACCTTGTTGATCTGGGAAGCAAAAGTCAATGCAGACTTCTGACCAGCGATGATGACATGGCGCTTAACTTTGCCGGAATCAGTACCACCGTTGTAGTTCTGGTCAGCAGCTGCTTTTGGCAACAAGTTAGACACATAGATGTCAAAGCGGTCGATACGGCCGATCTTGCCGTTACGCAAGATAGACTGGGCATCACCGGTTACATAGGCTTGAGCCAATGGAGATTGCATGAGCAACTGGCGCTCAGTAGGCGTAATGATCAAGAAACGATCAGTCTCAGGAACGTTTTGCTCGTCCAGAACAGAAGACATGGAAGTGATCGTGTTCAAGATTGTAGGCAGGGGGCTGCCAGCAACGTAGTCCAAAGGAGCTGCGTCAGTACCGAGGTTGAAAGAACCGCTCAAAACACCAGCAGTTGCGCCAATGTTGGCAGCAGCGGCAGAGCTGAATGTGCCCAAGAAAGATTCGCGGTCAACGGCGATTTTCATCTGGTTGGCTGCGTCAGTCGTGAACATGTCCATCAAGTTAGGCTGAGCTTGGTACTCGAGAACGTCAGAAACGTTCACGCCAAAGTAGTAGCCTTTGTCGATGTTCAACTCAATGGTGTTAGGAGTTGGGGCTTCGTAGCTCAAGCTAGAACCAACAGTGTAAGTGCTGATGGTGATAGAGGGGATGTTGTTGATGACAACTTTATCGCCCATGTTCTTGATATCGCCTTCCCAAGATGTATTGGAAACTTCACCGAAAGTGGTGTTAGCGTAGAACTTAACGTTCAGTTTGCTAGACCAGATTGCGGGGATGAACGTACCGGAGTACGAAGGGGTCGTGTTAAAGGGTGCGGTTACGGCATAGCCGGCGGCTGCGGTGATTGTAGACATTTAATGCTCCAAATAAAAAAATCGGTTTGTCAAAACACGCCGCCGTTTACAGTTATGGACGAATACGTCCTTCTGTTTGGGCAGCATCTAACTCTGTTTGTAGTTGCATCGCTTGCTCGTGCTTACCCTGTTGTGACAACCGGACGATCCTATTGCTTTCAGCGATGTAATCAGCGCTTGTATAGATTCGGCCGTTTTGCGAACTAGGGGTAGAAGCTGTCGACTTCCCCGGTGCAACCTGACGGTTTAGCTCTTGGCGTGCATTGGATTGCTGTTGCTTTTTAGCTGAAGGGTTATGGGCTGGATATCTTTCGAAAAAGGTATCAAACACTTCCTTGACGGCGGAGACGTCCTGACGACCTGCTGCGTTCAGAAGAGCGTCGTTCCATGTAGCTTGAGAACCCGGAATCCGAGTTGCTAACCATGTCTGACAATCATCTGTCGCTTGAATCGCCTCCCAGCTTGGCAACGTAGAATTGAGATTCTCAAAGAATCGATCCTGCGCTGTTTTAGCTTGAGACTGAACAACTTCACCGACTTGGCCTTCGGCTTTGGTCAACTGGCCTTCCAGTGCCTCGATTTGCTTGATGTACTTCGACTCGCGTCTGCCAAATTCTTCTTTGGCAATACGGCGGGCTAGGTCTACCAAGTCCTCACCAAATGCTTCCACGTCTTTGTTTGTAACCAGTTGGCTTGGCTCAGGTTCAGGTTGCGGCTCGGCCTTCTGTTCCTTAAGTTTTACCTGTAATTGATCCATCGAATCTGTCAATTGCCTTACTTGCTGTTGCAGGGTTGGCACTTGGCTGTTGTACTGACCTTGAAGTGACAGATAGCGTTGCTTCCATGTCGCGTCTTCTTCAGTAGCTTTCGGTGTCTCAACGGAGACTGGTTCCTGACTTTGCTTCTCTGGCTCCGGCTCAGAATTCGTTTGCTGTTCGTCTTCGGGCTTGGGTTCAGCAGCTAATTGGGCTGCGGCAACCTGCTTGTCGTACTCTTCCGCAACGTGTGCTTGAGCTTGTACCTGTTTTGGCAATGCCATAAATACTCCTTATGCCGGTTCCACCACAGAACTTGGGCGTGTTTTTACAAAACGACTTGCCGGGGGCTTCCCCCTTAGGCTTACCGTGTCTTTTCTGCCAGCTCAGGGGATACCTGAAGCAACGTGAGAATGTCTTTACACTCTCGCGCCATCCCTTGGACTCTAGGGGTGGTTTCGCCGGATACATCCAGCAAATGATTTGTCAGCTTTTCGAGTTCGGTTTCCAGTAACTTCATGAAAACCTCTCCATCGTCTGACCTAGAAATCCTAGCCAACGCTTGAAATTGTCGAGCGTCAGGTTTAATTAGCAAGCTTTGCCTCGCATAGTGGCTGTGGCGCGTTTAACAACACCGCCATTGGCCATCTTAACTCCGCTACGACCGCGTGCGGCGTTAGCCGCAGCTTCTGCACGAGCGGCAGCGCGTTTTTCAACATAGCGTTTAGCGCGATCATCATTTGTTTCTGCGCGCAGTGCAGGCTTAGGTGCAGGTTCTGCGGGCTTAGCTACCTCTTTACGAGCAGCCATATCTGTTGTGTATTTCTTGCCCATGTAATCAAAAGTTTTTTTGCCCAGTTTACGCTCAGCATTAAAAGCTTCTTTAAAAGACTTGTACTCAGGTTTTTCAGAAGCTGCGGATTCACCAGCGCTCATAGACTTAGACATAAATGGAGTGTCGCTATCGCTGTTTCTTTCGCCAGCACCCATGGAGCGCGCAATATCTTGCGACTCGGCCGACTGGTTTGCGACTTCCATGTCGTCAACGGGGCCACCCTCTTTATAGCGCTTCATCATTTTAGATTTCATGATCAGTCCTTTTACTGTGTGGTTTGTATCATGGGGTAAACCCCATGTCAAGAGAATTTAAAAATTATCTGTAATTGGTGCGCCATTACTCAACATCTGCTGGTTCTGAACGGGACTTCCCGCAGGAGCTCCGGGTCCGGGCATTTGCTGTGGTGGCTGACCAGCTTGCATCATGGCTTGAATCTGCTGTGCTACACGTAATTTCTCACGTGGAGGCACAACGTCGTCGGGGTTTACGTCCAACTGACGAGCAGTTTCGCGTAACAGAGTAGCGCGGCCGTCGATACCCATAATCTGCATATCGATCGGATTTGCTGTTGCCTGCAAGAATTCGTTGCGACGAACCTGTGCAGTCTCTTTGGCCACGATGCTGTTGGAGCCGCGAGCCACAATGGCCACGTCGCCTTTGAGTTCATTGTCTTCGCTGTACTTCATGTTGTAGAAATACAAGCGCTCAAGCAGCGGAGTCATCACGCTGTTATCGATGTTTGCAACAACCTGCTTCATGGACTTATTCGCATTGCCCATCAGCATGGACATACCAGACGCCGTACGGCCTGCACCACCTGTGGGGCTAGAACCTGTCATGTAGCGTGGAATGCCTGAATACTCGTCCGCCAAAATGGAGAACTTCTCATACACAGCCATGAGCTCTTGTGCATTTGAGTTTGGCTGGAAAAAGCCAATTGGCGCAGCTGACGAACCCATTGGGTCTGAAGTGATTTGGTGAATCTTCCATGGGTACATCTGCGTGATATCTTCGCCCTGAGGTACGCGGTCTACGTTGACCCACACCTGTGGTCCAGAGGCAATGCCCATGTTGTTAGCCAAAGCGCGTGTAGCGCTGTTACACATGTCTTGGCAGTCCTTAATCAAGTCATACGTACTGTTGCCCCAGAACGTGCCGGGAACGCCTTCGTACGATGCTTTGTAGTAGGGCTTCTGCCCCAGTGGGTGATAGTTCAGTGATGCCTTGATAACGTATGAGCCGATGAGCCACGCTTCACAAGGATACTGCTTTGTAATGTCAGGCACTTCTGTATCTGACAAACCCCAGTCGCGTAACATCTGACCAGACACCATACCCCAGAATTGGATTGCGTCGATCAGATGCTCGCTGTTTTGCATTACTGCGGTGGTTGATCTTCCTTCGGCTTGCGCTTTAGTCGAGTCAACAATGAGCCACTCTTGGAGACCACCGCGGCCATAAGCTTCGATAACTTGTCTAATAGCTTCGTCATCATATCCTTCTACTCCGATCATTTCTTCAAGGTCAGTCTGACGCAGCTTGTGACGCTCGATCAGATAACCATCATTAATCCCTGTCGATGCAGGGGACGGATAAATCATAAATGGGTCAACGCGCTCCCACTCGAGCACTAGGTCGTCCACAATCTCAAGCTGATAGCCTGCCTGTACATCTGGGTTCCATTTCATTCTCGGCTTGCGACGAACGATTGGGCCCTTTAAGAATGCACAGGGGAATGTTGTGATGTCGTCAATAAATGAATCAAACGCCGTGATGAACCCGCCCTCAATGAGCTGATCCTCCATTTTGTGT